ATATAGTCAGATCGTATGCAATGCCTTCGAAATATGGATCTATCGCAAAGGCATACGCAATAGCAGATCAAACCGTGGATACTTCAAACACCAATCACAATCCGTTTGCGGTCAATTTATATATACTCTGCTATAACAGTCAAAAGAAACTAATACCATCAAACCTTGCTATCCAAGAAAATCTAAAAACCTATCTAAATCAATATCGGATGTTAACAGACTCAGTCAACATAATAGATGGTTATATTATAAACATAGGGGTAGATTTTGGAATAATTGTATATAAAAACTACAACAAGCGAGATGTACTAACCAACTGTTTGACTACAGCCCAACAATATTTTGACATAGACAATGCTCAATTCTGCCAACCAATCAATCTAAGTAGACTGGAGCTAGAAATAAGTAGAGTCGACGGCGTACAGTCTGTAAATTACCTAAAACTTAAAAACTTGACCGTCAGAGATGGTGATTATTCCCCATACGAATACAATATTCAAAGTGCAACTGTTGACAAGGTCATATACCCGTCGTTAGATCCATCGGTGTTTGAAGTAAAATATCCAACCAAGGATATTGTCGGAAAAGTGCTATAATATTTTACCATTCGCTTTTAGAATGTATATTTTTCGGCGAGTTGTATATTTATATAGTATTAATCACAGTCATGCATTACTTTTTATATCCAACCAAAGACGCATTTATTTCCAGTAACCCCGTTCTGATGTTTAAGAACACTGGGTTGGACGAGATACTCGAAATCGAAAAAAGAACAAGTTATTATGCATGCGGTAGTACCGAAGGAAACTTGGGTGCAGTTTTAACTAGAGTATTGTTGCATTTTGACCTGACCCAAATATCACAGTCGATAGCATGTGGACAAATAACAAGTCCACGATTTTATTTGAACTTAAAAGTCTGCGAATCCATGGAAGTTCCGAGTGAATACACGCTCGCGGCATATCCTATATCGGAATCTTGGCAAATGGGAACTGGATATAAGTTTGATGAGAACGATTACTCTGACGGGGCAAGTTGGAAATTCAGAGACGGGCAAACAAAACCTTGGTACAGCAGCTCATTTGCAAGCTGCGACGGTGGTGGAGTTTGGTGGGTATCTGGAAGCTTGATTGGGTCTGGTTCCGGTTACGTCGAACCGCCGTATGTGAATCCAAATCCATATGATTTGTATCCCGATTGCCCAAGCACAACCACAACCGCAGCGCCGACCCCACCCGTTGCCCCTATCACTGGTGGACTAGCTTGTTCGCAGTCTTTTTACTATCAATCGTCGGACGTGCGCATGGATGTAACAAACATCGTAAATGCGTGGATATCCAATACGGTTGTAAACAATGGATTAATAGTGATGCACAGCGATGAAACTAGTTCCTTGGACTACGGAACATTGCGTTTTTTCTCAAAAGAAACTAACACCATATATTCACCATATTTGGATGTTGCTTGGGAAGATTCAGAGATAGCTTGGATGTCGCCTGGGTTCAATACATCAAGTGCAGAACCAATTCAAATACGAGATGCTGTTGTATCCATGAAGAATATGACCAAGGAGTACAAATATGGATCCATCCTTAGAATGGATGTCACTCCTAGAAAGCGTTATCCAGTAAAAACGTTTGCGAGAGGACCGAATGATATTCAAAGATTTTCCGATTATTTATATCCCTACTACTTACCATCCGCCAGTTACTACGTGATAAAAGACGCGGAGTCCGAGGAAGATATTATACCATATGACGCTTATACTCAATTGAGTTTTGATTCATATGGAAATTATTTCATGTTGGATACGAGTGGATTGCCGCAAGAAAGATATTTTAAAGTTCAAATAAGATCCGAACAAAGCGGTTCTATAATGACATTTGATATTCCCACGCCATTTAAGATCTCGCGATGAACGTAAATCCATATCTATCCAATTATTCTCAAGATGATATTCTGAGTTTATATTCCAGTGGATCTATTCAGCCAAGAATAGACGAGTCTGCAAACTTAATATTGGAAAACACATCTTCTTTGTTTGCATCTTCAATAACGATTCCTCTGAAAAACACTCAGGCAAATAATGTAAAAGTGGAAACAAAATACTCGGTTGTATTCACGGAACTATGAATTTAGAAAACATCAAATATACAATATCATCTACATCGTCATTGACGATTGGGTCGTATATTGAAAAAGATAATTGGGACTATATAAAGGATAGCGCCGAAGTGTATGGATTTCCTTTTGGCAAGTCTGATAAGGATTATTTTGATGTAAGTGTGTATGCGTTGGACGACACTTTTATCACCGGTTCTGTAGTAAAACCGAGTGGTATCTATAAACCTTTTACAGGGTCGTACTACGACGTTAGAAACAAGCCGGTGACATACAGCCATGAATATTTTGTAACGGATCTAGTTATTTCCGGCAAAGATACGCAGTCTGTCTTGATAAATCTTGCGCAAGAACTGGACAACCTTTCCATAAGTGATGGGAATTACAAGATTGGAGTCCAACTCAACAGAGATTTAGTAGGAAGCTCCTTCGATTCTTCACAGCGGTTGATGATAGAAGAAATTTCTACGTCTAGAACGGAAGTATCTATAATCCCGATAAGTTTAAGAACCAGTACTAGTGAGAGTGACGTAAAACTATTGCGCGAATTTGAATCTTTTTCTACCGGTAAACTCCAGATAAAAGAAGTATTAGATCAATTGGTCGGTGCTATAGAATCACCGGAGATATATAATATCTATTATTACGCAAAGAATGAAAACACGAACGCCGCAAGCGATTTTCTTTTTTATTACGGATTAAAGCAAAACACAGACGCTATAAAATTTATAACAGATTTATATTACGGAGTTAAGAAGGAGAATCAAGCCACCGTAGGAACATATAACAGAGACATTCTTGGTATCTATGATCAATTTTATAATTGGCTAAATCAAAATTATAATACGATTGTATCTTTTCAAGAATTAAAAGACGTATATTATTCTCTATTTTCTTTTATAGTGGAAAAAGAATTGACTGCTATCAATGCATATAAGCCAGAGACATATCAAAACATAGTTCAGTTTTTATCCGACATATACTATTCATTAATATTTTTTCCAGCTATATCTAAGATAGAAACAAATTACAATAACTTATTGGTTGGTTATTTCAAAAACTACTTGAATTTTGGAAATGGAACAATGCTTCCAATAATGAACTTCAAGTTCGTCGAGTCACAGGATCCCAAATTCCACGACAAATTGATAGTAAAGTTATCATCCCCGCTGGATAACTCGATCCCAGTGGGATCCATGCTATGGATAGTCAACATGTTTGCTTCAGCGCCAATCGTTCAGAACACATACTATTTTACAAAGAAAGAAATACAGACCATTCCACTGAGAGGTCCAAATTTCACTATTAAGATAGAAAGCAAGGGAAATTCAACAGAGACACTGTCTAGCTCCGAACTCATGGGAGAGACGGGTAGTATGTATCAAGAACTGTTTTCAAAGGTCAACGCGAAATTAAACAATGAATTCTTAGACACCGTAGACTATAGATATTTTAAAAATTTTATAAATTTCTCAACCGCAACATTGCGACTAGATGCCTTTAGTGAAAAGCTGTCGGCAGTAACATTATTGGAAAAAGAAATTTCGGATTTAGAAATCAAGTTGTTAGTCCAACCAAATGATATTTTTTATACAAAAGATAAAGCTACGGCGGAAGATTCCATCAATGACATAAAATCATCATTTGACGGGTACGAAAATTTCTTATATAAAAACCCAAGTTGGTATTCAGAACATACTAACATGTATGAATCTCAAAGTTCGGCTTCGATGTACGACCAGTCAAACGGAGACAGTTTAATAAACAATCTCCCAGAATTCATAGGAACGGGTACTGGTAATGAAGAGTATGTTAAGTTTGTCGGAATGATAGGACATTACTTTGACAATTTATCTGTGTTCATAAAACAGTTTACAAATAAAAATGACAGTTCAAATTCTCCGACAAGAGGAATATCTCCCAGTATAGTTTCCGATATGCTCACGTCACTTGGATGGGAATCTGAAATATCTAAGGAAAATTTACCATTGCTATTGTCATCTTTTTCTAAATCGGACTTTTCACCGTCATCGTCATTCTACGACAAGGTTGGAACTATATCAGAGACTGACAGAAACCGCGTGATTTGGAGAAGAATTTTAAACTCGTTACCATTCATTTACAAAACAAAGGGGACCGAGGCTTCTGTAAATGCCATCATATCTTGTTTTGGTATACCTAAAAATTTGGTGAAGATAAAAGAATATGGTGGCATTGACAGTCTAATAGATTCTTCAGATAAATCGTATTATATATTTGATCATGTTAAATACGAACCATACTTTAGTGGTAGTGGGGAATATTTTGAATCAAATTGGACCGGTAGTATTCAAACCGTCGAATTTAATGTAAGTTTTGACGAGAACAAAATAGAAGAAGAAAATAAGATATTCTATATCGCAGGATCACCCGGCTATTGGAACATAGGGGTGATACGCGACAGAGGAAAGCAATGGGGAAGATTGTTCTTCACGATTGACGACGGTGTTAGTTCCAAAAGCTTATTAACAACAAAAATACCAATTTTCGACGGAAAAACATATAGTGTGATGTTAAGACGGAATGATCCGTATTATAAGTTTAATATTGCAACGGCATCAAGTGCGGTGATAGACCAATATTCTATCCAATATGATTTGTTTGTGAAACGCGCCGAAGACTCGCGCATAGTTTACTCGGCGAGCGGAAGTACGTTGATAAGTGGCAGTCTGAACACAACTTTCAGAAATGGAACAACTGTTCAATTTGGTGATAACTGGTATGGATTGTCCGGATCATTCTGGGGAAGTATCGACGAGATAAAGCTTTGGGAAATAGCACTGACGGATGTTAGGTTTGACAACCACACAATGTACAAAGGTGCTTACGACTCATCGACTCCCCAAGAAATGGTAGAAAAGAATCTGTTGCATATTTCGTTTGAACGTCCAATCGATTTATATACTAGCAGCGGTGTACTACCACTGAACAATCTTTCTTTCAGAGAGGA